CCCTGATGTTGATCTTGAGCCAGATCAAGACCTCACAATTTATGATGATGATAAAGTGAGGCTAACAAAATACTATGGACTTGTTCCTCGTTATTTGTTTGATGCAGAGATGGCCGAAGAACTTGCTGACGATGAAGAGGTAGCAGACTTAGTAGAAACAGAAGATGTTGAAGACGCTACAGGATATGTAGAAGTTGTGGCTGTTATTGCCAATGGTGGTCAGCTTCTAAAAATTGAATCCAATCCATACATGATGCAAGATCGTCCTGTTGTTGCTTTTTCTTGGGATGTTGTCCCTGGACGCTTCTGGGGCCGTGGTGTCTGTGAAAAGGGCTATAACAGTCAGAAAGCCCTTGACACAGAACTACGTGCTCGTATTGATGCACTAGCCCTCACTATCCATCCTATGCTTGCTGTAGACGCTTCACGCTTGCCTCGTGGTGCTAAGATGGAAATACGTCCAGGAAAGACAATTCTTACCAATGGTAATCCTTCAGAAATCTTACAGCCGTTTAATTTTGGTAATGTTAGTCAAATTACATTTGCACAGGCAGCACAATTACAGACAATGGTGCAACAAGCAACAGGTGCTGTTGACAGTGCAGGTATGCAAGGTGTTGTTAATGGCGAAGCCACGGCTGCAGGGATTTCAATGGGCTTAGGGGCGATTATCAAACGTCACAAGCGGACATTAATTAACTTCCAAGATTCTTTCTTGATTCCTATGATTGAAAAGAGTGCTTGGCGTTATATGCAGTTTGCGCCTGAATTATATCCTGTTCAAGACTTTAAGTTTATCCCATCAAGTAGCTTAGGTATTATTGCTCGTGAGTATGAAGTAACACAGCTTGTACAATTGTTACAGACAATGGACAAATCAAGTCCAATGTATCCAATGTTACTTGAAGCAATTATTGATCACATGAACATTTCTAATCGTGAAGAATTAATTGGAACATTGCGTCAAGCATCACAGCCCAATCCTGAAGCACAACAAGCGCAGCAACAACAAGCTCAAATGCAAATGGAACAACTACAAGCACAGATTGCTGCGTTTAATGGACAGGCACAAGAAGCACAAGCCCGTGCTCAAAAATATATTTCAGATATTGATTTGGATAAGTATGAAGCCGAAACAGATCGGATTAAAGCTCTATCCTCCAATCTTCAACCAGGCGATGAAGATGATAAAGAATTTCAACGTAGAGCCAAAACTGCAGAGCTTTACTTGAAAGAGCAAGAGTTAAACATGAAAGCATCACAAGGAGTGAGAAATGCTGACCAAAACAGAAATGCAGAAAATAGTAGACCAGATCAACGACAAGTTCAACCAACTGGACAAACGCCTCAAGGTCTTGGAACAACCATCCCCACGCCAGACCAAGAGTTCCGTCAAAACCAAGGCCAGTGAAAAAGTCGAAGAAAACACTTGACATCTGAAAGTTTTTATGCTAAACTATTTATACAAAGTGATACACCTTAAAGGAGAATGTATTGACTACAGAAGAAGAAAAATATTATGAAACATATTTTGATTTGTTTTTAACTGATGGTTGGAAACAATTTGTACAAGAAATTACAGACATCCATGATGCATATAGAATTGAGCACATCAAGGATGATAATGATTTAAGTCGTATTAAAGGAGAAAGGGCTATGCTCTTCCGTGTAATGCGATTTGAAACAGGCATAAGATCACACTACGATTTGATTATGGAGAAATCCGGTGATTCGTAGATATGATTTTAAATGCACAGATTGTGAACATATAGAAGAACAATGGGTAGATAGTAGTGATGCTTTCTCCACTTGTCCTGAATGTGGTCACACCGCACAGCGGATAATCTCTCCAATCTCTACGAAGTTCAACGGTGTTGGTTGGCCCGATGCCGATGATAAGTGGGCAAGAGATCACGAGAGAGCCGCTAGAAAATAACATCCATAATGCTATCTTTAGCACGGAGTACATGATACATGGCAAAATTTATAGATCAGCGTGATGATGAAGTCACAGACGAAGAAGTTGTAGAGTTTGAGGATTCGGAAGAGCAACCCTCAGAGCCTGAAGAGATTCAGGAAGCCGAAGACGAAATCCCTGAGAAGTACAAAGGTAAAGACCTAAAAGATATTGTACGTATGCACCAAGAAGCTGAGAAGCTACTAGGTAGGCAAAGTCAGGAAGTCGGAGAGCTACGCAAGACCTTTGACGACTACATCAAAACACAACTGGCAGAAAAAGAACAAGCCCACGCTAGTCCGGCAGAAGAGGTAGACTTCTTTGAAGACCCTCAGAAAGCTGTAGAATACGCAATTAACAATCATCCTAAGCTACGTGAAGCAGAGGCTGTAACAGCACAGTTAAAGCAGAATGAAGCATTAGCACGATTGAAAGCAACACATCCAGACTTTGACCAGATCGTAATGGATCAGTCATTCCAAGAATGGGTAGGTAAGTCTAAGTTTAGGACTAACTTGTTGCATCAGGCAGATAAGCAATATGACTTTGATGCCGCTGATGAGTTGTTAACATCTTGGAAAGAACGTCAAGAGGTAGTAAACACTACCAAAGAGACTGAAACCAAGAATCGTAAACAACAAGTTAAATCTGCGTCTACAGGTAGTACGAAAGGTTCTGCAGAAGCTCCATCTCGTAAAGTATATCGTCGGGCTGACATCATTAAACTCATGCAAACTGACCCTGACAGGTATATGTCATTAGCAGAAGAGATTCGCACTGCATATGCTGAGGGTCGTGTAAGATAACATTTTAGGAGCTTATCATGGCTAAAGTCGCATTCCCCGGAGGCAGTACCTCCATCGTAAACAGCACTAATGCTGCTACGTTTATCCCAGAATTGTGGTCTGATGAAATCATCGCCGCATACAAGAAGAACCTCGTTCTCGCTAACCTCGTCAACAAGATGTCTATGGTTGGTAAGAAGGGTGACACTCTGCACATTCCTAAGCCTACTCGTGGATCAGCCACAGCTAAGGCGGCGAACACTGCAGTAACCATTCAGGCTGACACAGAGTCAGAAGTGCAAATCTCAGTAGACAAGCACTTTGAATATTCACGTATGATTGAAGACATCGTGGACGTTCAGGCACTTGACTCAATGCGTCGTTTCTACACTGATGATGCGGGCTACGCTCTTGCACTTCAGCTTGACAATGACCTGTACAACCTTGGCTTGCGTTTCGGTGACGGTACTGCTACAGACCCAACTGATCCTGCTAACTGGGAGCATTCAAACGCTTACTATGTAAACGGTTCTTCTGGCATCGCTACTTACGCTGATGACACTATGGAAGACACAGACGTATTCACTGACCTTGCATTCCGTCAGTTAATTAAGTTGATGGATGACCAAGACACACCAATGGACGGACGTTTCCTCGTGATTCCTCCTTCTGCTCGTCGTGATATCTTGGGTATTGATCGTTACAACTCGTCTGATTTCGTAGACGGTCGTGGTGTCAACAATGGTCAAATTGGCTCACTGTACGGTGTTGAGATCTACGTTTCTTCTAACGTACCTGTTATTGAAACAGCGGATCAGAACACTGCTACTACTTCTGTCAACGACACTCGTGGTGCTATCTTGGCCCACCGTGACACTATGGTGTTGGCAGAGCAGATGAATGTTCGTACTCAAACACAGTACAAGCAAGAGTATTTGGCAGACTTGATGACTGCTGATACTTTGTACGGTGTACAGGTATTGCGTCCAGAGACAGGCTTCCTGCTCGCACTTCCAGGCTAATCACTAGCCTACTAGGTAGCCCCTCTACGGAGGGGTTGCTTCTTTGCATTGACCCAACCACAGCAGGAATAGGTAATGGCTTCCAAAATCCTCCTCAAGAAATCTACGACAGCCTCAGCAGTACCGACTACGTCAGACGTAGATGTGGGCGAGGTAGCAGTCAACACAGAAGACAAACGACTGTTTACAAAAGACAATGGTGGATCTGTTGTCGAACTAGGTACTACCCCTTCTTCTATTACTACTTCAGGCACAGTACAATTTGGTAGCTTGTCTGATGGTACAGTAACAGTGACAGCGTTTGCAGATGAAGATAATATGTCTTCAGACTCTGCTACGTTGATACCAACACAGCAGTCTGTCAAAGCATATGTTGATACACAAGACGCAACAAAACTCAACCTCTCCGGTGGCACTATGTCTGGTGCTATTGCGATGGGTACAAATAAAATTACAGGTCTTGGTACACCAACAGTATCTACTGATGCGGCTACTAAAGGCTATGTAGACTCAGAAGTGAGTGCTGTGATTGACAGCGCACCCGGTGCTTTAGACACGCTTAATGAATTAGCGGCGGCACTAGGCGATGATGCTAACTTCTCTACAACAGTAACAAACAGTCTTGCACTCAAGGCTCCATTAGCATCTCCTGCGCTTACAGGCACTCCCACAGCCCCTACAGCGGCGGCTAATACCAACACCACTCAAGTAGCTACAACGGCCTATGTACAAACTGAGGTTGCCGACTACTTACCATTAGCAGGTGGTACACTCACTGGAGATGTTGCTTTGGGTGCAAACTCCATTACAACATCTGCTAACCCTACACTAGACACTGAACTTGCTCGTAAAGCCTATGTAGACACCATGCTTCCGTTATCTGGCGGAACAATGACAGGTGACATTACGCTTGGTGCTAACGCAATTACATCAACTGCAACACCTGCAACAGATGATGAGTTGACACGTAAGGGCTATGTAGACTCTATCCTTGGCTCTGCAACCTCAGCCGCTACATCAGCAACTGCGGCGGCTACATCAGCCTCTGAAGCGGCTACATCAGCCTCTAATGCATCAACATCAGAAACCAATGCCGCTACGTCAGCAACAAATGCGGCGGCATCTTATGACAGTTTTGATGACCGTTACTTAGGTGCTAAGGCAACAGCCCCTGCATTAGATAATGATGGTGATGCGTTAGTTACAGGTGCGATCTACTTTGACACAACTGTTGGCTCTATGTACGTCTATGATGGGGCATCATGGGGAGCAGTAGCACCGACAGCTACCTCAGTAACCGTGAGTCAAGTGAGTGACCTGACTGCTACAGCCGCAGAACTCAACACCCTAGATGGCTACACAGGTGCTGTTGCAGACCTTAACCGCCTAGACATCACCACTGAAGGCACATCAGAAGCATCTAAAGTTGTCACAGCAGACTCCAACGGTGTCGTTACATTTGATAACGGCAAGATTGAAGAAGTCACTGCAATCACTTCTAGTTCCAACGCCGCCACACTGAACCTACGGGATGGCGACAACTTTACGCACACTCTGACAGAAAACGTCACCTACACCTTCAGCAACCCTGCCGCATCTGGCAAGGCTTCTGCGTTTACATTGAAGGTAGTACAGGATGCTAGTGCATCAGGCTACACAATCACATGGCCTTCTAGCGTTGACTGGGCCGCCGCAACTGCACCGACTCTCACAGCCACAGCAAGTGCCGTAGATTACTTTGTGTTTATCACGACTGACGGTGGCACTACCTACTATGGCTTCACAGCAGGGCAGGCGTTAGCGTAATGAGCGAGTGTTTTGTCTACGCTTATCGTGACCCAGAAACGTCCACGCCTTTCTACATTGGGAAGGGTCAAGGGAATCGTCACCTGTATCACTTGAATGAAGCTAAGAAGCAAGACACCAAGGATCGCAACAAGCACAAGATCAACAAAATACGCTCTATCTTGAAGGTAGGCAAAGAGCCTGTTATAGAAATAGTTGCTGAAAACTTAAATGACGATGATGCGTTTGAGCTTGAAGAGTTTTTGATCCAAGAAATTGGACGGGCTGACAAAAAGGCAGGGCCACTAACCAACCTAACCAATGGCGGTGAAGGTGCAACTGGCTTAGACCATTCCGGTGAAAAGAATCCGAATTACGGAAAGACCGGAGAAAAGTCAGCCTTGTTTGGCAGATCGCATAGCGAAGAATCAAAGCGCAAAATGTCAGAGTCTCAAAAGGGCCGTGTGTTTTCTGAGCAACATAAGCAAAATATGCGAAAGCCAAAGTCAGAGGCAGGACGCAAAGCTATTCAAGAAGCACGAAAGAACACGACATATCGGCCTAGTGAAGAAACTAAGCAGAAGACCCGTGAGGCACTGCTAGGGCGTGTAATGACAGAAGAGCATAGGAACAAGATTTCTATGGCACACAAGGGAACACCAAAGCCTAGAGGAACGTGTAAGTATTGCGGCAAGGTTGCGGCAGTGCATTTAATTTCTCGGTGGCACGATACAAACTGTAGGAACAAACCAAATGACTAGTGCAAGTAAGTTAATTCAGGCATCAGCAGGTAATGCGGCGGGAGCAGGCTTGGCGGTCGAGGAAGTGTTCTCAACGTATTTGTACGAGGGGAATGCTTCTGGACAGGGTGCAGATGCTCAGAGCATTACAAATAATATAGACCTAGATGGCGAAGGCGGCTTGGTATGGTTAAAAAACAGAGATAGCGGCGGAAGTAGTGCTTGGTCACACTATTGGTTTGATACTGAGCGGGGTGCTACCAAATATATACAGTCAGATGAAACATCATCAGAAGCAGTAAGTAATAATTCTCTAAGCGCATT